TTAGTTTTGACTGTCTTCTTTTAAATACGTCCATCCTTCTTCTTGGTAGACTTTATTTTCCTTCATTAGCTTTCCAAGCGCCCGTTTGAAAGATCCTTTACTTAAATTAAATCGTTCTTTAATATCCTCTGGCATGCTCTTATCTCCATAAGGCATTGCACCTTTTCGAGTAATTAAATAATCTAGAATTAGTTGGGCATCTTTATCAAGCGCCTCTTCTTTTCTCGGTAATAATGATACATTTACCGTACCATCTAGCTTTACATCAATGATACGACCGTTCACCTTTTCTCCTAATCTTGGTTCCTGGCCTCTCTCTGATTCATGGATAAATCCTTTAAAGCCTTCCGCTGTATAAATCCAGCTACCAACCTTTGCTGTTCGATAAATATAGCCGTGGATGTTCTTATTAAAATCCGCTCTTGTCGCTTTTGTTGCCATTTCTTCAATGACAGGATCTGTAGCAGGTTTAACATATAAGTAATTGTTCTTATTTACTTTTAACGTAATATAAAGCATATCCCCAACTTCTGGCCAAACCTCTTCGTGAACCGGTAAATCATCCTCGCCCAATAGCATGTCCTTTTTTAAGCCTATATCAAAGAAACAGCCGATTCCCTCTTTACGATCCGTTACCTTTACCCAATCATACTTCCCAACTGCGATGGACGGAATAAACGTACTCGAGCACGCTCTTCCTTGTGAATCACTATAAATAAAAACGCGTACTTCATCACCCTCTTCAAATTTCTGATCAGTTTCACTGAAATGCAAAAGCACATCCTCGTCTTCCTCTTCTAACGTCAAAAAGTACCCGAAAGATGCTATCCTAGCCACTGTTAATATTTCTACTCGTCCCATATAATCTCTTAACGACATTTGGTTTCCTCCTTTAATTCTTGTCTATTCAACTTTACTCTATATTCTGCCATCCTAATTATTCCCTTATTTACGAATATTCCATGCCTAAAGTTGTTACAACTGCTTAATTTTACTATAATGAGAAAAAATGCTCAACGCACATAATGGTAAAATCATATAAAATACTTATATATCAAGGGTTATATGCAATTCATTTATTTTCAGCTTTGCAGAATATACAATTATCCACCAATATTTTGGGGATGGATTGGGGATTGTTTTGGGGGCAAATTATTATAAGTCGTGGACAGACACATCCCCTATATTTTACTTAGATTAACCCACCAATCTTTCATATCTATGTATTAAACATATAACCGAAAAAACCCATGTAACATTTTGTCTGTTTTTGTCGAAAATCTAGTAAAATCCTCTCGTGAATTATAAAATATTTGTTGATTAATAGATATAATTTAGGGGGAAAACATTTTGAAAAAGTTCTTTAAATTCGGTTGTTTAGGTTTTATATCTTTAATAGTATTAATCATCATTATCGCAATCGCAACTAGTGATAATGATAGTGATGAAATAAATAAAAAAGATGAAGTAAGTGTGGATCAAACAGAAGAAAGAAAAAAAGAAGATATGATTTCATGGGAAGATAAAGTTTCAGAGATTGCTGCAACTGATGGTACTGAAACAGAAAAATATGATGCTATTAGTTCTTATGCTCGCGATTACAAAGTAACAGAAGATGAAATTAAAGAATTTGAACAATATATTATTCAAGAATATAAGGATAAAAAATACTTAATGAATATTTCTAATCATGAATATATGTTAACCAATTTATTTAAAGCGACCATAATTGAAAATTACTATGATGATTCTGAACAAAATACTATGGATGCTTTTGCGTTTGATTTCTTACAAAACACCAAGTATAACTATCGAGGTGTCGAAACAATGATTAGTGATTCCACACTGGCAAACGAAGAACAAATGGATGAAGCATTAGCTGAGTTGGAAAAATAATATATATCTAAAAAAAGAATATAAAGCCCTTCTCAAACGAGTTGGGCTTCTTGCTTTGTAATTAATTTCTGTCTAGTTTTGTCGAATACATAGACATGCACCATTCCCATTTGTATAATATTAACAAAAATCCCATTAAGGAGGAACTATGTCTAGAAAAAAGTTCTTTAATTTACTTATTAAAACTATTGTCCTTAGTCTAATTTTAGCTAATGTCTCACCACACTTAACTAAAGCAGCCGAAAGTGAAGAGTTAGATGTTAATGCCTATTTGGTTGACTATACAGAAGACAGTGAAGGTTTTGATTGGAATATTTATATGGATGACACAGATGAAAGTGATAGTATCGAATCTGATATTCCTGAGTTTCAAACTTATGCCCTACCACTTGTGCCTATAGCAATCGCAGTGGTTGTTAGATTAGTTACCAAATGGGTTGGTAAACAAGCCGTAAAGAAAATCTCAAAACATGCTGCTGAAAGAGCAGCAGAACGTGGTATAACAGCTAGACAATTTGCTTCCGCAATGTCATATGGAACTAAATATGTGGATAAAAATACTGGTGCAAAAATACTCTATCATTCACCAACAAAAACAACTTTAGTACTTGATAAGGCGGGAAAAACTGTGGTAACGTCCTATAAACAAAATAAACCAAAAGCTGTTTGGAAGAAAAAAAAATGGTAAGATATTATTAACCATTCAAGGAGGAATTCTAATCATGTTTTCCCTAAAAGATGACAGTTTTGAATTTAGCAAAACACAATTAAAAACTGAATTAATAGATAAAAAAAAATTAGACGACGATTATACTCAATTAAGATTAAATTTCACATTTGACTTTAAAATTGGTTCATTTTCTAAAGATGTAACTTGGTCTAACCATGATATTGAATCCGTGGCTTCTCAGTTAGAAAATCTCGATATTTCTGATGAAATATCAGCTATTGAACCAGATATCTCATTTAGTTACCGAAAGCTTGAGGAAAATCTTTATACGTTCTATATTAACTTTGATAACGGGATAATTAATTCAAACATGGGAACAGACTCAGGTATTAGTCTAAGATTAGTAGTTAACAGACACTCTTTATTAAATTGGAAAAATGAACTAACTAAACTATTAAATTAATAATAAGATTAGCAAGCAGTAGAAAAACAGCCCTTCTCGATGAGTTGGGCTGTTTTTACGCATACATTTTCTGTTTTTTAGTATTGAAGGAAGCAGCTAAGATGGAATCAACTTTAAAGACTCGTGGCTGTTTCTTCGCTAAGCAATATGCCTTTATATATGTTTCAGTTACTCCATTTACTAAAATGGATCGTTGAGATACTGAATTATCTTTCTTAATGTAGATAATCTCAATTGGTTTACCTTCCACAAATGCTCTTTCTAGTTGCTTAATCATCATAAACTACCTCCCTTTTGGATATATTATATACGAACATTCGTTCGAAAACAACGTTGAAAACGAACAATTGTTCTTATATAATTATTATCATATTAAAAGGAGTTGTCGGATGATGCTAAAAGACCGTGGGACAAAAAAGTGGGTTGCAATGATGTTACCAGAGCATGTTGCAGCTGTAAAAAACGAAATCGAAAATCAAAAAAAAGTGAAACAGCCTATTTTAGATGAGGATAAGGTATCCGAAATAGAAATGCTTATCCATGAAGCGATGGAATATAACTTATTGCTACAATATAAAGTCTTTAAAAATGGATACATAAAATCCTTTACTGGCCGTACAGTATTTATCGATTATATAAAAAAAGAGTTTCGAGTTCAGGAAGAAGACGAATCGATTCATTATCTACCCTTTCATATCCTCGTGGATGTAGAAAAAGCGTAAACTAATATGAAAAGGTTAACCGAAGAAGAAAGAAACATATTCGAAAATGCTATATACCTTCCAATGCTTCTTACTATTCTTGATCGTGATTTAAAGGTAGCTCAAACTGCTCCATTTAAACTTAAGCAAGTTTACTTAAATTTGATTGAACATACAATGAAACAAGTACAAAAAGATATGCGAGAGAACAATACAAAGATGTATAAGAATAAGTGGAAATTACTTAAAGGTGAAAGTGACGAAGCCTTTACTGAATACAATTTTTATATCAACGGATATCATGAAGTACATCGATATTTCAACTACAATCTTAGAAATAACACGGAAAAGCTACTTAATTATTACTTTTTACAAGACAAAATAAAAATGCCATACTCCAAAGAGCAGGGCTTGTAATAACTTATCGAGATTCACTGACCTTTATATCTTTTATTAACCTATAGTGGAAAGGTAGAAAAAAATAATAAATAACGATATATACAGGTATACTAAAAAGTAAATTCCATTCTTTGTACACCATATATCCTGATATATGACATGTCCACTCAATGAATAAAGACAATAACACAAATAACAGAGTTAGTTTAATACGATTATCTCTTTCCAACTTATTGAGAAACAATATTGCTAATGATGATGGGACAAATGCATAAGTTAACATCTCCCCAATCCCCGTAAGTTCTCCGCTCCCAAAATCCACCAAATCTATATATACTCCAAAAACACTATTCGCTACCCACGTAACAGCACTAATAACCCCATAAGTACAATAAATTTGCAACCAATTCATTTTTTGCTTTTGCATGAATACTACTACAATTAGTAAAATCAGTGTCCAAATGATTGGAACCCAACTTCCTTTAGCATGAATGTCTAGATTTTCTATTATTTCGTTCAAAATAATCACCACTTTTTATGAGTAGTTTAACTCGAATTTATTCCTTTTATACTAATAGAAAATAAAAAAAGGCCTTACTCTAAAATCAAATATGGGACAACAGAAAAAGTGATGCGTGATGACAAATTATTTAGTATGTATTATTTGTTAGATTGTATAACTTATAAAAATGCCCTATTCCGAAGAATAGAGCAGGGCATGTAGGTATAATCTTGTTGTACCACTATTATATTCTCATCCACATTACTTTATGCAATTTTAATTTGAATTGCTTCAATACATTTACTTTGTCCAGTGGTACCAGCAATTTCCCCGTTTTTCTTCCAAGCACTCCAACCATCCTTTTCAACATGTACCCTGTACTGAATATCTAATCCTTTAGCTTTAATTTTCACTGCTTCTAAACGTAAGCTTTCACCAATCGTACCAATAACCTCTCCATTTGTTCTTAGTGTTGTCCATCCTAACCCTTGTACATGACCTTCCATTTCCAATATTGCAGAAGTATTTTCCAATTTAACAGTCAATGCTTCTAGTCGTTTAGATTGTCCTGTTGTTCCGGCAGTTTTCCCATCCCTTTTCTTGCCTTGCCAGCCGATACCTTGTATATGCGCTTCGTAAACCACGCTAGGTTTAGCAGGCTCTTTAGATGGAGTAGCTACAGTTTGAGCAGGAGTAGTAGTTGCCTTTTTCTTTAGATTGAACGCTTTGGCCAATCCTTCTACATGTCCACGAGCAATAGCATCTAACACATCATTTCGCTTAAGCAATTCTGCATCTTCTTTTCTATCGATAAAAAGATTTTCAGATAGAGCAGCTGACATATTAGATTCTCTAAGCACATGAAAGTTAGCTGCCTTTACTCCACGATCCACAACTCCGAATGCTTTTAATTCTTCCATTACTGCTGCATGGATAGACGCTTGAATTTTACCTGTGCCACTTATTGCTGTTAATTTTTCGTATCGGTAATCTTCATAACCTGTTCCACCGCCAGCATTAATATGGACAGAAAGGAAGAAGTCAGCTCCCCATGCATTGGCAGCATCTGTACGTTGTTTCAAGGTAAGAGATGAATCTCCAGTACGGCTCATTTTCACAGTAACATCTTTATAATCCTTTAACAAAGCTTCTACTTTCTTAGCTATCGTAAGGGTTAATACTTTTTCTTGTAATCCATAACCAATTGCTCCTGGATCTGTACCGCCGTGACCTGGATCTATATAAATTTTCACCATTAGTTATCACTCCATTTTATTTTTATCGTATGAATAAGCAAAGCCAATCGTTAAAATGGCCATATTAAGTTTTAAAAAAAGAGCAGCCGTTAAGCCACTCTTACTTTGTTATAGATTTTGCTCCACTGTATGACCCACAAGCAGATAAACCAATGATTAATCCATATACAATTCCTGTTTTAAGGTCCACATCTAGATATAAAATACCTACTGGAACTCCTAATAAAACAGATACTAAAGGAGCATACCTAACTGGTAATCCCAAACTTTTCTTGAACAATTCCACTAATCCAATAATTAATGCTATGAATACTGCAACCGTTAATTCTTCCATTTCAGTTCTCTCCCTTACTTTAGTTTTTCCTTTATGTCATCTAATTTGTTTATGACTAAATCGTATTTATCACTGAACTTATCAAGTAAATCTTGTAATCGATTTTCTCTCTCTTTATTATTTTTCATTACGTAAATAAGGAGCCACACGAATAATATCGCAAATGGCCCCTGCGTAAGAAAATATTTGGACAATTCCATATCCATTCCCATTTCCCCCGTTTTCCCAAAATAAAAAGGTCTTACTCGGCTTCCGTTCCTACAATAGCATCGATTACTTTATCTTTAACCTTATCTTTCAAGCTTTCTATGTCGCTACTAATCGGTGCATATTCTTCAAATGTAAGTGGAATATACCCATTTAAATTAATCGTTTGGTGCTCATGGGTAGCAAAAAAGTTTACATTAACCCCACTGACTGTTCCTTTGTTGTATGCAATATTCACGCTCGTTACTTCAATTGTAATCATTATTTATTTTCCTCCTTATTTTCATTTTCGCTTTCTTCAAATACTTCACAAAGATAATCATATGCTTCTGCATCTTTTCCGCTGACTTCCTCATCATAATCAAATACTATTTCTTTCACTGTTTTGAGATAACCAGTAGCATCGCCTCCTTCAAGAATGAACTCTTCATCGAATAATTCCTTTTGCTGTTCTTTAAAGCCTTTTACATCTTTGATATCGTATTGGCCATCTTTCTTTTTCGGATTTCCCTCTTCATCTACTCCAGCGTATTCTTTCAGCAATTCCTGTTCTTCTTCTACAACTTCCTTCCACTTTTCTTGCATTGCTTTAACTAAGCGAGAACGGTGACGAGATTGTTTTCCTTTCAGTGTTAGGTTATATAAAAATTCTGTTACCGATGGTAAATAAGATACTTTGATTGCTATTTTCATGTGTTTTTCCTCCATAATAAAAAGCTGACCGAATTTTGCGATCAGCTTTGCTTTTAATTTTTTTATGCTGCATAAACAGCTTTTTCTAATTCTTCTACTCTGCGTTTTAAAGCAAAGTTTTCTACTTCTAACGCTCGATATTTTCTATCTAATTCCTGTATACCTAACCAAGATAATGTGTTCATTTGATATTGCTCAACTCCGTCCCCGTCCACAACACAGGATGGGGTGTTATAGCCGTCGCCAATAACCAGACCAGTTCTGATTCTATCCTTCCCAACCTCTACCTCGGAACGTAATCGGTAATCGTAAATCGTGGCGCTATTGATAACATCTAATGCGCTATCAGTATGTGGTCTAATATCCTGCTTATATTTAGCAAGGGAAGCAGTGGGAAAACCAGACGCTCGCACAGGAACATAAGAATCTGTGGTATTTGCAGCTGTTGCCCTTACTTCTCCAGTTGCAGAAGGTTTAATATAAATGTTTATTCCTGAAGCTAAATTGTTATATTGTATTGTATTTGCAAACAATTGCCTTGCTCTTAAATCAAGATAAGTATCTAAGGTATTTTCCCTCGTAACTCTTAATTCTCCGCTTCCGGCAGGTTTGATATACATATTTCCGCCATCAACACCACTATTATTTTGAAGGGTGTTTGAGAATACTTGTCTTGCTCTTATATCAACATAATTATCCATGGTGTTTGCAGCTGTAAATCTTACTTCACCTGTGGCTGACGGTTTGATATAAATGTTAACACCGGAAAAATCATTATTGTATTGAATAGTATTAACAAGCGCTTGCCTTGCCCTCATATCACCATCAACAAATAATACATTATCACTATTTCCTGCACGTGTTAGCGTGATTCCTTGGGTCGCTTCAATCCTCATGCTCTGTCCAGAGAATATGTGCATACCCAAACCTTGCACACCCGAAGTTAATGTTTCATCAGCGAAAAAGTCAATGAATCTAGCGCCGTTTTTGTCGGAAGAACCAGAATGAATCGCCCTTTGAGTCGTAATCCCTTTATCGGTAAGCATAGTTGCTCTACCGCCCGACGAATCAACTCTTTCCACGCCATTTGATTTTTTGCTAGTTATACCTACCCGAACAACACCGTTGTAAGAATCAAAAGTAGAAACATATGTCGCTGTACTTGAAGCGCCAAATATTCGAGTGATTGTACCCGTTGAAGAGATATTCCCTCCTGTGATCTCTGTTGTATCTCCGCTTGCTGTTGATATAATCCTAACGCCGCTTAATGTTCCTGTTTTAATGTTGCTGGCATTAAGATTTACAACACTTACTTTGGCAGCATCCAATGTGCCTGTAGTTACTTTCCCAGCATCTAAGCTAGTGATATTACCATTTCCTACTTTAAAGGTTCCGTTGACTGTGACATTTCCATCGAGTACTAATTTCTTACCTTGAATTAAAATCCCGCTTGTATCAACGTTTATCTGGCTTATTAGATCATCTTTCGTGACTCGTAGATTAATAGCGTCCGAGAGTTGGCTAAACTGAGATACGGTGGCTTGATCTTCTGGTGCTGGTGTCCAATCGGTAGGTTTATTTCCTTTCTCGACTTTTGCTTCTTTATATCGGACAGCATCACTAGGTGTAGTAGCTGAACTATGCCGAATAGAATACTCTATATGACTAATATCATCCCTGTTAGGAACGGTAATTGTTACAGTTGAATATCCTTCTTCACCCGCTCTTATTACATTCCCACGATATTGATTATATGTTCCACCCGCATAACGAACATGAAGCATAATGGACGCGTCTTGATTGGTGGGTTTTAAGTAAATTCTGCCTGTTAAAATCATTCCTTTTGACCAATGCTGTACTTTGTCAGCGAAATAAAAATCCCATCCACCGAATGTTGCGGTTTTAAAATCGCTAGAAGTGTTTTGGACAAGATTTCTCCCGCCTATTTCTAAATTATTTAAATTGGTTTGTACACTTGAAATGGTACTTGTTAAGCTACTGGAAGTCTGAGTTAATTGAGACTGCGTAGCAAATTTATTATTTGCATCTGTAGTGCTAATCTTTGTATCTACTACACTAGCCAATTGCGTAACCGTGGACTTATCAGCTTTATTTGATACTGTTGTTTGAACACCGCTTAAAGTTTGTGATATGGAAGAAATATCGCCTTCTGCGTTAGAAATTCTAGTAGCATAGATATTGGAAGTTTGTTGTAATGTGCTTATATTACCTTCTGCGGTTCCAACCCTTGTGGTAAATCCATTTAAGGTTTGCTCTAATGTACTAAATTGAGTAACTGTTGCCATGTCTTCGGGTGCTGGTGAATAATCAGATTCCTTGTTGCCTAGTTCAAGTTTTAGGTTGGAGATAGTTATATCCCCCACAAAGTCGTCCATTCTAATATTTAAATATTTAGGCGCTTCTGCTCCACTAGATAAGTTCATGGTATGTGAATAATGAGTTAACTCTGTTTTAGTATATATATTAAGTTCTGTTATTGACGTGTATGGACTTGTAGCTTGTTGAAGCCTAAACCTTGCTTTTCCTCCACTGGAAGTTGCTATAAAATCAAATGAAATTGTAATTGTTTTTCCAGCCAACTTAGAAAAATCCACATAATATAAAGTAGAAGTTTCATTTGTTCCGCCTTTTCCAGTCACTGTTTTACTATTACCTGTTCCAACAGCGTAGTTCCTTCCACCAATCTCTAAATTATCTAGATTGGTCTGAACTTGTGAAACCGAAGAAATAATTCCATCTGCTTTAATATCCAATAACGTAATATTGCTGCTAATAGAATTAATACTAGATTCTGTTGAAGAAACACGATTAGTTATACCAGTTATCGACAAATCAATTTGAGACATTTTGCTTGTGTAAGTGGAGATTTCCAACTTATCATCTAGCGCACTATCTACTTATGCTTTTGTATAAACGTCATCTGATTTAGCCATGAGTGATATTTGTCCAGCCATAGACATGATGTTGCTCTCTGTGTCTGAAACTCGCCCGGTGAGAGTATCTACATTTGTTTTGGTTGCTCTTAACTCTATTTTTTCATCTAATGCTGTTATGGCGGTTTGTTGCTCGGACACAACACCATCTAAATCAGACAATGTTCGAATTGTTAGAGATAAAGAGTTATTAATCGTGTCAACATTTTGCTCTATAGTAGTTATCTTCCCACCAGACGCAATCAAATCATCACTTATGGATTCCACTTCTGACTCTAACAAACTTGCTTTATTAACTGCAGCTTGTGCATTTTGTTTAGCTGTGTTAGCAACATTAACTGCGTCAATAGCTATGCCGTTAACCGCATCTGCTGCATCTAATGCGTCTTGTGCTTTATCAAAAGATGTTTGAGCATTTTCAATAGCTTGTTGGGCGTTGGCTGTTGCTTCATTTGCCCTGTTATAGGCATCATCTGCTCGTTCTGATGCTTCTGCTGCTTCTTGTTTGGCCACATTAACATCCATGTCCACAATTAGTTGCCATTGAATCCCATCGAATCGATAGGTTTGAGTGAATTCATCATCAACTAACTTGAACCATAAATCACCCTCTAAAAAAGACCCGACAGGTTCATTAGGACCAAAATAAGTATTGTTTTTTCCATTAGCAGAAACAATTGCTTGGTTAGCTGTATTGAGAGCTTGTTTAGCAACTGTCTCGAAATTAGTTGCTTTGTTAACCTTATCCGTCAATCCAGCTTGTACACTACCAACACCAACCGCACTATTTTTTTGTGCGATAACGTCATACTCAATGCGATTTACTTTTGCGGTTACGTCTACACCTATCTTGGAGTGACGAACAGTGACGGTATCACCCATCCCAACTAATTCTAAGACCGCCAAATCTTTATACTCTTCTGTATCCCATAATGGCTCAAATTCGACGTCCATAGTAACGGTCGGTAAATCTTTTTCACCGCTATTAAAATAGTTTTTTGAGGCATTATATAAGCTTTCAGCATCCACAACAGATTCATCACTGCTATAGTCAACTGGTAATATTTTAATCGTTTCATAAGCGTTGATATTCGGACTATCAATATACTTATTTGAAACAGTAATAAGAACATCGTCTTTGATAGCAAAAGGAAAGATTCTCGTTACAACATTAGACATATCAAACTTCGCTTCTAAGCCTGTTAAATTCTTTTTATATGCTATGAGTACCCCATCATCTTGACCGCGCCTAGTGTGCATTACAATGCGGAAGTTATCCCGTTCAATTTCTCCGCCCCAATTATCTAAAATAGATCCATCCATTCCAGCAACCATTTGCAATGGATTCGTCCGATATAATTTAGTACTGGATCTAGTTGTTGTATTAGGACTAGAAAAGGTGATCTTCGAAGGATAAGCAAGTTTGGATTGAAGTGTTTGCATTGCTACATCAGTCGTGACATTATCTAATTCCAACTCTTCTACAAAATTGCCAGCTGCATCATATGTATAATGCTGACAATAAATGATGATATTATCATTTTGTAGACTCTTATCGAATCCATATATACGAAATAATTGTTCATCTTGTTTATCATTTGCTTTTGCCTTGACTATCATTTCATAGTCAATGACTTCTGCTAAAAAACCTTCTGGATCATATTCTATTTCTAATTCAAATAACCCATTTAGCTCTTCTATCGCTTTTACGTGTATTGCATCTTTTAAGACACCTAACCCATTGTGGAGAAAATTAGTTTCATCTGATTTATATAAAATAGGAAACATTGGTTACCTCCTTTCTCACAAAATAAAAGGTCCTTGATAGACTCTATAAGTCTCGTAATGTGTTCCTGTCAATCTGAATTTTATCCCCTTTAATTTTTATCCCTTCTGCTGATACATTTATAGCATTAACAATTTCATTCTTGCTCACTTTTTGAGCGATTAACGATGAAATTGTTTGTTCAAGAGTAGTAATTGCACCTTCTATATTTGAAACTCTTTGTTCTAAATCTTTCATTTTTTTCTCCATCATATCCACCTCCATCTAGGGTTAATTTCAAGCTTAGTTATGTCTCCATCAAAACTTATGCGATTATTACCTTCCACCAAAACAGGAAAATCACCAATCATTTTATTGTTTAGATTGGTGATTAATCCATTTTCATTCCTATAAGCATTCATCATAGTGGAATCTATTTCAATCGTTCCATTTACATCTTTGATTGTGATTACCTGTTCCCCAATATATACCTTTCCTGTTCCCGTTGCATGAGCCTTTATATACGGCTCTGATTCATAACCGGTATTAGATAAAGTTGTTTGTTGGGTAATAGTTATAGTATCTGTTTCTTCATAAGCAAAAGGATCTAAAGTAAAATTTACGGTAAACTGTCCAAATTCTTCAACATCATTTTCCGCTATATCAATTTGGACTGACTTTATTTTGTAGTAAATCTCTGGCTCATCCTCAAAAGCCAATTTTTTTGCAGAAAAAAGAACTTGTTTACCCTTTCGAAATGCTGGTTTAAATGAAACATTATCATAGATAGCAAGATTCAAAGGGTAAGGGATATCTAAATAGGCATATTTTTTTGTAAGTGAACCATTTCTCCCCCTAATTACAAACTGTTCGGTATCTTGCTGAGCAGTTGGCACAGGTGGTCTATCCTCAACCAAATACATATTATGATTATTAATGTTTATACCATCTAAAATAATCATTTTAACCACCCCATGCCTTTCTATCTCTGTCCCCATTATTGCCTAACTCTTTATTTATTAATGGTGTTGTTACTCTTGCTAAAGTTCTTCCATCAACTTGTAGAGTCACATTAAGTACCTTGTTTGAATCTCCCATTGTAGAAGCAATACCTCTTCCGATAGCTCCAAGCGTTTCTTCATTTAGGGGCAATACACCTTCAGGACCAGCTTCGCCAGCTCCTTGCAATTGTCCGTTGTTCTGTCCAAATATAGTTGGACGTGTGAAAATACCACCTTTTGCATTCCATTTTACTGAAAGCTTAGGCACTCCTTGTTCTAACCAGTCTAATGGATTTTTCGATCCAGATACTGAGAACCTTGGCATCTTTATTGATGGCAATTTCCAATTAAAATCAAAGAAGCTTTTCATTTTCTTTACAGCTACACCAACTGCATCACGAGCAGCATGAATTGGAGAAAGAATTTTGTCTTTTGTTGCACGCATAATCTCTCCTGCTCGATCACGTAGATTATTAAACTTGTTTATAGCTCCACTTTTTAGTTCTTCTACTTTATTGGTAAAACCCGTTTTCATTTCGACTGCTTTTTTTATACCGTTTCTTGCAAATGAAGCAATTGTTTCTGTAGCTTTATTTTTTAAGTCAGTTACTTTTTGAACAGCCCCATCTTTTAATTCATTAAATTTTTTTAATGTACCCTCTTTTATATCAGTGAACTTTTTAGAAAAATCCTTAGCTAGTTTTGAAGTTCCTTCTGACATCCATCCAGTAAACTGGCTCCATTTATCACTCAACCAATCTGTAATAGCACCCCAATTTTTAATAACAAGGATAATTCCCGCTATAGCTGCCGCCACACCGACTACTATTCCTATAATCGGTAACAATGCAATTTCTAGTGCGCTTACTGCTATCACAACACCTAAGATCATCGGAGCTAAAACAGCTGCTACAGTAATAATTCCACCAAAAACCACAATGAAATTTTGCACTGGTCCAGGTAACTTATCGAACCATTCCCCCATCTTGGCTAATCCGTCTATTACTGGGGTTATATTATCAACAAGTGTTTGTCCAATTGGCACCATAGAAGATTGTAATTCACGCAATGATGATTCCCATTCTTCTCCCGGGCTTTTTTTAGCCATATCTTCCGCTTTACCTGTTGCATCCACCATAGCATCACCAATACCTAAAATGGATATAGTACCGCGAATACCCAAGTCTTCAAATTGGGTTCCAAGAGCCGTTAGAGCTTCTTGTTGTTTAGATGAATCCATTTTTTGAATATCTTTTTGGATACTATTCATTACATCAGTCATGGTAACTTCGCCTTTTTCCCACTTTCTAAAGAGGTCAGCAGTTCCTTTAGAAAACATATCAATCTTATCTTTAAAAGAACCATCCCCAAAACGGACTTGCATTTCTTTAATAGCATCGGCTGCCTTATCGGCATTCAGGGCACCACCCTCTAATCCTTCTTTTATCGCATTTAGCATTTGTTCACCGCTGAATTGCGCGTCCGCAAATAATGGTGCATATTCGTTAATGGTGTCTAAAAAGTCTCCTGATTTATTTAAGTTATTTTGATAGCCATATGCAATTAAATCCATTGCTTCTTCGCCACTATAACCAAATTCCATCATTAATTTTTGTGCAGCAACAACATTTTCTTGTACATCTGTTCCTGTGCGCTTTGCGATAGTAACAATACTATCCGTCAATTTTTCTAATTCAGTATTGTTAAGATCATTGAAGGACTTGCTTACTAAACTAACAGCTTCAGCTGCTTCATCAACAGAACCAACTACACCATTTCTGAACACATTTTCTACAATTCCATTCAGTTCTTCAGCACGATCAGCTGTCACACCTAAATTTGCTTGCAAAAATGTCTGAGAATCTCCAAATTCTAATGCTGTTTCGAATGCTGCCTTTTGTAGGTCTAAGAGTTTGTCAGTAACTCCTTGCAACATTTGAGTTGCTTCCATCATATTGTTAAGGTCCATCTTTTTCCCTAAGGACTCTAAGCTTTCTCCTACATCATCGCTACTATCTTCAACCCTATCTAACTGTGTACTAAAGTTTCGAAGAGTAGTCCTGGCATCATTTAGTTTTGTCTCTAGCTGCATTACTTCAATGGAATTTTCTCCATAGGCCTTTTTAGCTTGCTCTAATTGCTTTTCTAGATTGTTGATTACTCTGTCAGTTAATTCCGTTTGTTCTCTTAATTGTTTTTGGGCAAGTTCTAACTTTTCAGCTTCACTGGCATTATCACCCAACTCAGACCGTTGCAATTTAAAAGAACTTGTCAAAGCTTTTTGCTCTGCTTCTAATAATTTGTTTTCTTCTTTTAAATCCTCTATTTTACTTTTCGCATCTCTCGCTTCAATTGCTTGATCAGACAAACCAGCATTTACACGATCCAATGAAGTACGCAAACTATTTTCTGCTTTTTCGGCATCTAACAATTTGTTGTACATTTTAGTTAGTTCTTCGGTTGTGGTATTTGTATCATTTGCCATTCTTTCATACTCATCACGAAGTAATCTTGTACGTTTTGAAGCACCTTCCATTTGGATTTCAAGCTTCTTCTTTTCTGCTCTTAATTTATCTGTTTCAGAAGCATCGCGGCCCATTGCTGCAATATGATTTCTGTATTCTTTAGCAGCTGTATTCATAACCGAATTTATTTGCTTAAGAGTTTGAGCATATTGTATTTGACCATCCATCTTAAAATTAAGAACAACATCACGTTCACGATCAGCCATATTCTCACCTCACTTTTTTAAAGGAATGGAGTCTGATCTAATGTATAAACCTGTTTTTCTTTAACTAATGCATCTGGATTGTTGTATCGTAAAAACATCACGAATTGTTTTAGAAGGTGATTGGGAGTGATATTCCAAAATGTTTCCATGTCTAAATTTAGCAAGGTATTACCAACAAAAAAATAAAAATCCCAATCTAATTCAGACTGAGATTCATCATTTTTTGTTAGTATGTTCGTTACTTTTTTTCGGTTTTAATCTTCTCCATATCTTCCGTTTGGAAATTTTGTCTGTTAAAGATATCTAACACCGTTTGAAATATTCCTTCTAAGTCCGCAATTGGAATAGAGTTTTCTAATTCATATGGTGTACATTCTGTTCCACCACTTTTCACCATTGCATATATAAGTGAGTACATCAATTTTGTTTCTTTTTTACCGAGAACCACAGTTCCTGTAGTTAACATTTTATTAATATCTTTTTCAAATAAATGATATGCCTTTCCATATGCTTCCTCTACAAAAGGAAATGACTTCATTGTAAAAATAACAGGGATACTTACACCCTGTATTTTTATTTCATCTCTGTTGATATTGACATTTACTAAATCACTTAATCTAGCCAACTATTATTCACCTCCATCTATTGGAGCAGAGCTACCTAATGAAGCTAATTGCTCTTTGGAAGTTATAACTTGTTCCATAAAGTCTTCTGCTGTTACTCCGGTTGCAGAATCACGAGCACTATTAAAATCAACTTTTGTAACATCATTGAACAATAATGGGGTTGCAGTCATAACAAGTTGTTGAGTAGGAATTGTGGTTTCGTCATTCTTTGTTGTGTAAGATTCATCATTCGTTGTTACCTGGCATTTAGGATACCAGCGAGCGATTTTAGAACCATCATTAAGGGGTGCAATAAATCCAATCGCAAAATAAGGTAGTTCAATTAAAGCGGCCGTTTCAAATACCACACCTTTTTCAGCTGTTTTCCCATTCATTTTATCAGCAACTTCAACTGGGATAGCCGTATGATCTAAAGTCAATGTGAATTGACCATTCTTTGTAACGTTCACAAAAATCTTATTACTTGCCCATTTTCTAGCTGTTGTAGGTGCACCAGCTATTCCGATTGTTTCAATAGTTGGGAGGCTATAAATAAGCTCGTCATATGTTGGAGCAACATCAGCAGTATCCTTTCCATCTGTCATAAATGCAATAAAAAGATTTTCAACACCAACTGGGTATAACATTTCTTTAGCTTTTGGCATTATTTTTCACTCCTAATCTATAATCTATCCATCATTAAATCTAAAAGTTTTTCCTGCTCTTGATCAGTAGTATTTCGAATAAAATGTTGTCCCTTTACTCTTCCTTTTCCATTTGCTTTCTTATGGCCATGTTCTACCATATACCAATAAAACAAATCAGATTCAAATTGCACGGACACATAATCCTCTTTAACTACCACCTTTAAGCTATCTCTTAAATGCTTTTTATTTTTTGTAGTCATAGGAATTTTTTCTTCCAGTTTGCTCACAAAATATTCAGCAGCCTTTTCGAGATTCGTCTTACTTACTGTTTGGTTCGTTCGAACAATAGTATTTATATCTTCTAATGCTTGTGCAAATCCATTGTTATTAGCTGCCATAATTAATTCACACACCTAACATTCGTGATAAATTGAGTAATTGTATCGTCATTTTCATCATAGGGAATGCCAGTGAACATGGAGTATTCCACCCCATTATCATTGAACACCTTTTTTAAAGGCTCATAATCCCTCTCTGTTCCATTTGTGATAATTGATATCTGATATAAGGGCATAGACTTTAAAACTTTATTTGAAGCCCTTCTGTGCGTCTCATTGACATATTCGTAAACGACATAGGGATAGGTTGCAGTAGTAGGAGCATCATCACGATACACAGGCAAACCAGATTGTTTCATAATGTCTCTTAATTCTTGGAAATTAATCTGCATAAGACAATGACACCTCCATCACTCTATCCTGTTCTCGTACATAAATTCTTTCAATGTTGTAGGTTCTTTCTGCAACCTTCACACGATAATTTTTTTGGTTATTTTCCACAGAACGATCTAAACGAGTTTCAATCTTTTTAACAACCTCATTCGTATCACGATCTGCAAAAATCTTGTCTGTAGAAGTAACCCCTAAGTTGTTATACCGCATATCCCTTACTTTTACGTAGTCCAAAATAGGACGGTCCGTGTCTGGATCAATTGTTTCACTAAGGAGCATTAATTCAGCTGTCCATTTAAGATTGTTCGTCTGTCTCTTCGGCATCTGCATACACCTCCTGGACAAAGAAAGGAGTTAACGCATTTAAGGCTTCTTCGAGTTCCTTTTCAGACACCCGATATTCGTACATAATGCCAGCAACCATTATTACCAGGTATTCAACTTCCTTACCTGTAGCAGTAATAACATATTTTTTTGCTGATTCTAGATAAAAAGAGAGCATAGAATCATCCATGCCCTCTTCCCAATGTATATGTGATTTTAATTTGGTGGTTAACTCTTCATTCATAAGCCATTACCCAGCAGCTGGTGGTGTTTCTTCTAATACATACTTGTAAACTGGAATCTCAAATGGAGAATAAATTAATTGAGCATCTAACAAGTTCCAGATACGGAATCCTACACGGTTAGTTCTAGAGAATAACTCTACTAATTTTTGTACCTCTAAAGATCCGATTACATCTTGAATATAAAACTTAGAAAAATCGCCAAAGTAGAATACTGGTGTATCCGGAGCATCAGCAATATCAATTGCGTCCTCTTCTTCAACTGGGAATCCTAATAAAGTATATCCAATTCCACCTTCTGCTTGATTAAACGGACGAAGCAATGGGAAACCATCATCAGTTTTCATTGTTTCAATTTTAGTTAATGCAGCAGTGTTTAAGATCCATCTAGCTTTTTTACGAACTTCTTTTATTGGAGTGTTTTTCATTTTAACTAACGCATCATATAAATTTGTTTCATCAGTTGTAAATTCAACAGCCTTTTTAGCTAAGGCACCATCATTGATGTTGTTTGCTTCATCTCCATTAACCATATACTGAATTTCTTTACGCACATACGCTTTTTTCAATTCGTCCATAACAATTTTTTCGATTGGAAGACCTGTACGAGCAAGTAGCTTTTTAGTAACAGTAGCTAGTGCATCAAATTCAGTTGGAGATAATTCGATTTCATCAAATTCGATATCTGTTTCAGGCATTTCGTTCGTGATTCTTTCGTCTTTATGTCCTTGTGCTTCTGCTTTCTTAACAAGTACTGGCCATTTAATATTCTCTTTTGTAGATACGCTAGTACCTAAGCGGCGTAAAAAGTTTTCTTCTTGAGCATATGTGATAATTTCTTTGCTTAAGAAATCTGGAACAGTTACCGATCCATTTCCAGTAATTAGTCCAAGTGCGCGAGCTTCCATCTCGTCAATATTACCAACAATAAAATTAGCAAATGCAGAACGAATTTCCTTTTCCTTTTTCTTAGTTGACTTAGCAGCACGAGTAGACAATGCCTTTCCAATTTGAGTCATTACAGATGATCGTTGCTCTGGGGAAACAAAAGAACGTTTTTCGGAATCTTTTTCCTCATCACCTTGTTCTTCTTTCCCATCACCTGCACCTTCTTCTCCATCTTCTCCATCTCTAGATTCTTCGGAATCTTCTTGGCCTTCTTCTCCTTCGCTCTCTTCTCCCTCTTGTCCATCACCAATAGCTGCTAAAACATCTGCAATGGCTTGAGCCTCTTCCGCTAGTTCTGTAACTTCTTGTTGTACAGCTTCTAAGTCTTCCTCACGTACTTGATTCTTTTCTAGTTTAGTCCGTAATTCTGTAAGGCGCTTTTTATTTCTCTTTTGCATTGCTCGTAATTGTTTTTTATTCATTTTCCAAAACTCCCTTTATTTGTTTTATTAATTTCAAACGTGTCTCTGCTTGTTCATAGGCTTCTTTACTCCTAACTAAAGAAACCTCCGTATCATCGTACGCAGGAATAGAAACAACAGATATTTCGTATAAGTCCACTTCATTTATGGTTCTCTGCATAGGCTCTGCATCATAATCCCAAGTCTCATTAGTTGGGATAAATCCGAATGAGCATTGACTAATGTCGCCACGCTTCAAACTTTCGACTAAATCTTTAGCAAGAGTAGTATTAGGTAATTCGATTTCGAATTTAAGCCCTCGTTCATCTTCTTCTAATTTCAAAGTACCGCTTTTAGTCCTACCTAGAACATTGTCCCAATTATGATTAAATAAGGCTCTGATATCACCATTTTCCGATATTGTTCTTGCGAACGCGCCAGGAGCTATTGTTTCCTCAAACCAATCACCTATAGTTGTTTTTGAATTAAAGACGGCTGCATAACCACTAATCACTCTAGGTTCATTCTCAATCCCATCTCTAGTTTGAAGATTGGTGATGTTAAGTGTCCTCATTTCCTTCTTCTTGCCCATTTCCATCACCCCCCTTCAAGGAATCGTCAGTGGCTTTCTTATTTCCAATTTTCGATAGATCATTAGAGATATAGATTGCTTGTGTTTCAGGTGTGTTTTGTTTAGGGAACCCAAGCATTTCCGCAACATTATCTGGTGAAGTAATACCAGTACGAACAATGTTATAACCAATATTTGTTTTCGTGCTGTAGCTAACAAAATCAAGAATATTAATTTTTAGTTTGATTCTAAACTTAGAATCTCGGCCAAAAAAAAGAAGACTCAAATGGTCTTCAAAGTTTCTGATTATTGGTTTAACAGCTTTGTTGTGGAGATACATCATAGCTTTTTCTAGGTCTGACTTTATTAACGCTGTGTAAGTATCCACATTTATGCCCAAGAACTTACCTAAATCCTTCTTATAGACATTAAGAAAAGCTAGTGTCTTTTGGTCATCTATAGGACTTTCAAGTGTTTCTATCTTGTATCCTTTTCCTAAAGGAATCATTTTTACAGAACGAGACTCGTCTATCTGTTCTAATTGATCCAATATCTTTTTAATTAACCTTGATTGTGCGCCATTCTGTGGATTGATATGAGCGTCTAATTGTAAAAGGAATGCTAACAGTCCACCTTTCTTATATTTGTCTGTTAGGACCTTTTCTGCGCTCATTACACCTTCTAAAGTATTCTTACCAAGTTGCAGCAATCCTGCTCCTTGTAAATGGTTAGTTCCAATATTCTTGATATGCCTGATCATAGAGTTGGGAATTTCTTCTCCGTTTATTTTGTAATGCTCTATGAGCCTATCATCCAATTCCGGATAAACATTAGTAGCAAGATGTAACCTGTCGCCATCTAACACTGGGAATACTTCACCTTGAAGCAAATAAATATTTGTCATAAGCTTCTTAAACTCTGAACCTGTTAAATAGTTATTAGGATTTCTTAATGTTTTTAATGCCCAATGATTTTTAACTTCATTTCCGTGTTCATCCTCAACTATGTAATCAGCCAACATAATCTGATTACTGATATCCTGCATAAGTTCGTAAACATCGCTAGATTCTAAAATATTTTCATCATTTACATAGCGACCACCGAAACGAATAGAATTTGAAAAGATATCTTCTACCCATCCTCGCTTTTCTAATTGCCTATATAGGTAATTAGAAGCCCAATTTCTTAATCCCAATTAATCACCCCCTTACCTATAGATTTCATCTAAGTAATCATCAAAGGATTCATCTAAGATTTGTCCTTCCATCATGTTCAATGTTTCTTTATGACCAATAAGCATGGCAACAAATCCATCTATATGCTCTGGTGATTTTCTTTTTGATGGAGCTTTTAAGTTGTTTATATTGGTTACTACTTTTGAATTCTCTGCACAAAAAATAAGCAAAGGATTATCAGTGAATACACGATCTTGAAGCAATAGCATTTCAAAATCGTCAAATGGTTCATTCATATGAGTTGGATATTGTGGCACTTCCGCAACAGTTACACCTAACATATCCCACTTATCTACAAGTTTTGCTGCAAGTGCTGGATCATAATTTATTTGGACTAAATTAAAATTTTCAAAAACCCATTCTACATATTCATTTACCATATCTTCATCAATTGTTTTACCTGGGCAAATCGTTACAAATCCTTTATCTGCTAAAGCTCTATAAGGAACGTTTCTTTTTTGCTCTTTCTCATCAATCCCAAACTCTGGCACGAAATACATTTGCTTCACTTTAAGAATTGATATACCTTCATCATTAAAAGTTGGAATTTGGATTGATACACAAGTTAAATCTGTTCTTCTTGATAAATCGACTCCTATTACACACGTTTCTCCCTTTATGTCTCCAAGATCATCCACCAACATTTTTTCTAGCTGGTCCTTATCGAAATATGTTTCTGCATAGTTAACAAATACGTCTAAGTGTTTAGATAAAAACTCTGCCTTATTAAAGCTATTTTGCTTTGCTTCTTTGAAGGCATTCTCTAAAAACTCCATATTTACAGATACACCCATGTTTGGGTTAACCATCTGCCATACTTCTCGGTCTTCCCAGTCGTATTTTTTGTTAGGTTCATAGATTAAAGCAAACCAAGAATCATCATTATCCTTCTTGATCACTTCTTTTGCATATGCATAAATTTGAGATCCTAACGATCCACTTTGTTTTCCAGCTGTTGAAGTAATAATATTTAGTGGTTCATCTTGTGCAATCTGGGCAGAACGTAAGTTGTCATACTGTTCCCTATCCATTTGAGCATGGACTTCATCAAAATAGTTGATGTACGGGTTTTTACCTTCATTTCCCGCATTATCTTTAGTTAAGATTTTCAAAGTATTAGCGAATTTAATACCATCTTCCACAAATGTATATTTAACGGAACGGACAGTATCCTCTTTTCCTTTGTAAATCCTTGTGCCTGGTCTTAAGTCAGGACTGTTTTCAATTGTCAAAGCAATTGGAATGGCAGCATTTTGGCATTGTTCGAAAGTATTTGCTGAGATATAACAATCAGCACCCTTCACCCCTTCGCCATACATACCATAAATAACAGGCGAACCACCCATTATGGTTTTCCCATTCTTTTTTGGAACTTGTAGATAAGCAGTACGAATAACCCGCACCGCTTTTCCATCTGCATTATATTTTTGCCAACCATAAATATTGGAGAAATAAAATTTCTGCCATAACTCTAATATTAAAGGCTGCCCTGCCCACTTACCTTTCGCATGTTTCAAGAAGGTTTCTGTAAAATAGAGCATTGCATTTGCTTTTTCTAAATCAAACCAAATATCTTTACGTTTTTTCCACTTCTTATATCGTTTAATTGCAAGCTTGACTGTATCGGGGATTAGTTTAGGATTCTTTTCGGCATATTCAACGAACAGATCAGCATAATTAGTTTCAAAATCAATCATCTGTTCATTCTCTGCCTAAATTGTACGAGTTTACTATTTTCATTAGTATCCTCTTTGGGTTCTTTTTTCTTTTCTTCTTCCTCTTTAGCAAGAAGAACACCACTTTTCTTAATTAAATCCTTATTTTTCCCATCAAGTCCAAGCTGTCCAAGATATTTGGCCATCTCTTTACGAAGTTTCTCACTTCTCTGTTCCAAGTAATCTTCATACGCATCCAAGTAAACTTCAATTAACAATTCGAGTGCTGGTGAATAGGTTCCAGCTTCTACTAAAGCATCAATAACTTGTTTTTTTCTTGCAGAACGTAAATCGCTATTTCCCTTTTTAGGTTTCGTAGTACTACGTTTCTTTTTTGTAGTACTACATTCTGCATTTTGGATTAAGTCTTTCCACCTATCACGACTTTTCCAAGCAGAGATAGTTTTTTCTAAAACTCCTAATTTTTCAGCAATGGCACGATTTGTAATATTTCCATTATGTTCTTTAAACAACTCTAATGCCTTATCTCGATTTGGGTCTCTTTTCCTTGGCAACCTATCCACCTCCCTCTTTTGTAGTATCAAAAATACAAAAATTTTCATTTTGAGGTGCACGGAAAGGGCCTCACTCCCTATCCTCCATAAAATGGCTATGGCTCATTTTTGATAGGGGGGCTATAGATTCCAGTTAAACTGTTTCTTCTTTGGAAAATACTTTTGCAGCGTTTCTTCTTCAACGATTGGATGACACTTGTTGCATAACAAGGTAACATTGTCCTCATTAAGCTTAAGAGATGGATTGATTTGTATTGGAACTATATGATGAGCATGAGCTCTCTTGCCAAATACAAACTTTCCACATCGTTGACAGCAACCACCATCTCGTTGATAAACGTGAGCCTTAAGGTCCTTCCATGCTTGTGTATTGTAAAAGGATTTATTCTTAGAATACACTGGCTTATCTTTCTTCTTACGCTTATGATCAGGACAATAACGGCCAGAAGCTATTAATGTCTTACAGCCTTGCTCCCCACAGTATTTCATTTATCATCATTAGCAGCTAGAACTTCCTCAATATGCTTACGAATAGTATCTTCTTTCTTTATGTTTCCTGGTATATCGATATTGGCTTGTTTAGCAAAAGAAAGAAGCTGTTCTGCATTCATATCTTCCAAATTCATATCTGGTTGATTATCTACTACTTTTCCATCGATTACAGTTTTATCTTCTCCTTTTGCTAGATCCACACCATATATCATAGACCTTGGATTCTTAGTTACTTCAAAAGAAGGTTTCTGTCCTTTAGGAACAAATATAGACTTCTTATTTTTAGCATCCCAATATTCTGTACCCGCAGCAGTTTTTCTTGTTTCAACTATCACGTTTTACTCTCCCTTCCGTTTTTGAATAAATTAATATGCCCAGGAATTTAACCTTAGTTTTATAGATTCCATTCCATCTATCATTTTCAACTATTACTGAGATCATTTTGTTTTCTCCTAATCTAATAATCTTTAAAAACAAAAAAGCCTTGCATATGACAATTTGCAAGGTATTTATTCTTTATCATTCTTTATCATTCTTGTTTATATGTACTCGCTGTATACTCGCTGTTACTTTCGCGTTACTTTCGCGTTACATAGAACAAAAATGCAAACATAATAAATGTTGGTATATCAATGTTTGTTAGTAGTTATAAAGTGTTACCATACAGAACAACTTTAGAATTAGTGTAATTTAGAAAAAATGATTTCCTTACCGACACGAAATATTTATAATTTTCGACAAATAGGCTTGGATTTTTCATTATTTTAATGCAATAATATCCAAATAAGGACAAATTTTTTATCTATAAATCTAGTTTGGAGGAAGCATATGAGATTAAGAGATTTAAAAGAAATCTTAAAAAAAAATATCGAATACATTGATTTTAGTACATCTAAAAATAATGATAATAACTATCAGGTAATAGGTTTGCAAAGAGCAATAAATGCAATTAATGAATTATCAATATATGGATTCCTCGATGGGGATATTGAACGATTAAAAAAGCATCCTAATATTTACTACTCAAAAGCTGCTGATGATCGAATGTATCTTACCCCTGCTACTTACAATGAAATAAATTCAATCATGAGTGTTGCTCGTGAGAAAATTGAAGGTTTTATGATCGCTATGGATAAAGCAATTCCTAATCAAGAAAATAGTTCATTGAGTATAAAATTACCTAATTATACTGACCTTTCACAACTAAGTGGTTTTTTTAAAGATTTAAACCAAGCATTAAGTCAGACTCTAGCCATAGAAGAAATCGACGCTCAAGCAAAAATTCAAAACTTTGATTCTGGTTCCTTATGGGTAGAAGTTGGTATTTCTTCTTTAGTTGGTATGCAAGTTATAGGAACCCTTTTAAAATCTGCACTAATAGTCAGACAAGAAGTATACAAAACTGACTTAGCGAAAAAACAAGTAGAAATGTTAGATTTAAGACAAGAATTTGTTGAAGAATTGACTAAAGCTTCTACTCAACATATAAGATCTATTATTGATGCTGAAACAAAAAACTTGTTAGCAAAAGAAAGCAATGTTGAATATTCACCTGAAAGTTTAGAACGCATGAAAAGTACAGTTAAAATTTTTTCACAGTTAGTTAATGAGGGCACTCAATTCTATCCAGCCTTAAACGCACCTGAAGAAGTTAACGAATCATTCCCGACCTTTCCTGAAATTAGTCAATTGGAAACGTCAATTAGAAGGATAGAAACTACTCTAGAAGACACTAATGAAATACCACCTTCGGAATAAACAATCAATATGCCATAAACATAATTTGTCTATGGCTTATTCTCACAGCCCTAAACTATATCAATAAAACTTTTATCCTTTGTCCTTATGAACACCAATATAGCATGATCCCAATACACCGAGAGAATGGCTGAGATTGAGAAATCACCTTCCTCAAACATAATTAATTCCTCGAACTTTCGATCGCAAGACATAGCGCGCTTAAGACTCCACATACTTCCCTCGTTAACCGAGTATGCTTCAACATCCGCAGAATTTATTCGAGTACGTCTTGATAAGGGAAAGGCGCTTCTCCCATCAACTAAATAACTAGCTGATAAGAAAATCTTACCTTTTTAGGAAATTAAAAAAGTCCTATGTTTACTCCTATGTTTTATCCCTTGATTTGTCGGCTTTTTGTCGGGAAATAAAAAAACAGCACTCAGATTATTCCAAGTGCTGTTGCAATTAGCTTTATAGCATTACCTTTATGCATATAATATTGATCTTTCGTTAAGCCCATATCCATATATACGTTTATGTCTTTTGTTCTTTTATTAGATAAGTATGTTCTCTCTATAACTTCTCTTTCCAGGTCATCCAATGCGTTTTGAAGCGCTCTTTCTATTTGCCTAACTATAATTAGTTTCTCTTTTTGTTTTTCATTAAAAACAGGGAATAACTGATCCATACCTTCATTCTCTTGCTCTGATTTATTCTGTACAGCTACTTTATAAGCTTTATACTTCTTAAGCTGCTTTGCCACTTCTTTACGCACTTCTTTTTCATTTACGTCTGGAAAGAAAGATAATTGTCCCATCGATTCTCCCCCATGATATAATAAATTTGCTGATATTTTAAAGATGGGAGAAATCCTGTCTTTTTTATTTTTCGTTTAATAATTTTTTAAATGATTCATTTAATTTACCCTGTGGTTCTTCTATATTTTCAGTTCCAAATCCAAAAGCTCCTGTCTTTTTGTTAACACAACTATAAAAACAATAACCATTCCCTACATTATTTGATCGAGTATAAATAATTAAAATAAAATCCTTTAACAAATCGTCATCTGGTTTTTCCCCTATTTTATTAAGTATATCTACTATTAAATCTACACTCGCCATATTAATAGCTGAAGTTCCGGAGAATTTGAGGTCATCAAAAAGATGAATTATCTTGTTTTCTAGATCAATTTCTAGATAAAAATGATTGTAACCGCTATGGAAATTATTCCTAATATAAATGTAATTGTTATCGTACTGTGTCTCAAATAGAAAAGAATTTGAGTCTCTGCTTCCTAATTGATATGAAATCATATTTTGAGTATATTCTTCTTTAGCTTGCTGATATCCAATTCTAAATCCAACAAATGGACTACTTGTTTTTTTTAGTGCAAATTCATTTAAAGAACTTGAAGGTATTTCAATACCTTCCTTTTTCGAATTAATTACTGTATTTTGTATATCTCCTTTTCTAATAGCTGCTCTAAGAGCTGCTGGAGAAACCTTAATTTTAAAATTTAATAGATATGAAACTGCTTCTTTAATATTCATGACTCAATTCTCCAATCTTATTTAATGTAAATTTTTTTATATTATTTAATGTAACTTTATGATACATTAATTTTTATTTAATGTAAATAATTTTATCATTAAACAAAACTAGTTAATTATTCACCTTTATTGTGAAATAAAATCCAAGATTATAAACTTCTCTCCCTCCCAAAAGGGAGGAGAGTTAAGCTATTAATCTAACGAATCTTCATCTTTTGGAGAAGCAAATGGATCTCCTTCTAATTCATCTTCTTCCTTGTCTACATCATCTAGAGAAAGTTGGTCTGGGCTGATTTTAGCTGTTCCATCTTTATCAACTGAATAAGGTATGCCCTCAGGCTCGTCCTCAAAATCATCTGTGCTCATTTGAGTTTCTACAATATGCAGCGTTACATCTGCACCAGCTTTTTTATAGAAATTAAATGTATTTTCAGCAGAAGCATCACCTTTAACAATGAACTCTAATACTGTTTTCTTACTGTCCTTAGTAGACTTACTAAATTCACATTTAAGCTTATGTTCCACTCCTTCAATTTCAAGGAGAACCATTTCACGAGTAAGCTTATTTAATTCCGGCTTTTTCTCATCTTCACCTTTCACATGGAATTGAACTAATTCCTTTTTGCTATCCTTAGTTTGTTTGTTAAAATGTGCTTTCACAGTTACTTGCATAATTAAATCGCTCCTTTTAAGATGGTGTTTACTACCTCTATTTGATATTGATGTTTAGAGATTCTGGTAGCTCCAAAATGACAGCATCTAGCTATCTCCGCTAATACATAAGCATCAATTACGTTGTCGCTTTTATGGCTATAATTAAAATGTTCTATTACAGCTTGCTTTACTGCTTTTTTCTTTTCAGGACCAGATAATCTTTTCTTATTTCCTGCTTCTCCTGTCCATCCAGTTACACCAACATATTTTTTTAAAGCATTAGGTGCAACTTCAATATAATTAATCTTCCTGGCATCAAGAGCCATTCGAATGCCCCAGCCAATTCCACCGTTTTGTATGGCTTGTTGTGAAGCGAATCCGAACCCTTCAATCGCTATAACATCATCTTTTTGAATATGATCCATTACATCTATAATCATAGTTCTCATTCGCTTAGGATCTACTTTTCCTATGCCTGTAATCTCTTTTTCTTTTAAAACATGACCATGTTCATCGATTGCGACAAAACCTGTTCTAGTAGATGGATCTATTCCTACGAATCTCATAAACTTACTCCCTCGCTTTTAGGCAACATGCTTTGAAGCTCGTTAAACCATTCTTTATCATTAGTATCCAATGCCATATCAATTAACTGATACAAATCCCCTTCACTTAATTCGATATCATCCATTAGCTTCGTATCTTCAAAATCAACTGAAATATTTACATTCTTATGAGTATAATCCTCACCATTGGATTTTCTAATAACTCTAACCTCATATTCTTCCAAAGCAGTTGAAATAGATGTTATATAACCAATCCATTTGAATCTTCCCATAACCATCACCCAATCACCTTTATTAAAGACCACATTTTCCTCCTCCTATTCTTTACTTGGTAATTCCGTAAAGTGCTGCTTCCATCCCTGGAACAACAATCTAAAATCATTTAGGCCTGTGTCTCTTCCCTTTGCAATCGTCTGCTGAATTACCTTTCCACCCATTTCCGTATCGTTCGGATCATGCCATAAAAATTCAACTACATCTGCATCCTGTTCAATGGAACCACTCTCTTTTAAATGTGATAGCTGCGGCTTCGTTGCTTTTTCAAAGTCCCTGGACATCTGAGACAACATATAAAAGCAGCATCCCATTTCTCTAGCTATTTGCTTAGCAGCTCCAGTTACTTTACCAATTGCTTGTGATCTAGTTTCGCTTTTGCGTTGCGGAATGTTCATAATCTGTAAATAATCCACAGCAATTAGCGCTATTTTTCCATATTTCTTTTTGAACTGCCTTGCTATTGCCCTAACTTCATCGATAGTTATATATGGCTTGTCTTGTATGAAAATGGGAAGAAACTCAAAACCTTCATACGCATTTTTTAAAGTATCTAAATCTTTTTCGTTTAAAGTTTTTGCTTTAATCCGTTGAAATGGAATACCTGTTATAGAGGACATCATCCTATCTTTAAGTTCGTCTTCATCCATTTCTTGAGAAAATATGAGGACCACACCTTTATGTTGTTTAGCAGCTCCATAACATGTTTGAAGCATTTTAGCTGTTTTTCCTACTGATGGTCTTCCAGCACTCACATATAACCAACCTCGCCATAATCCCTTCGCCCAATTATCAAAGAACTTGAACTCTGTTTTTATGTAATCTGCCTGGGTGGATAAATGATTAAAATAGTCTTCTCTACTTTCAGAAAAACTTCTCATTTTAACGTTATCTTGCGGTCTCATATCACTGACTAATTCTTCAATGGTTGAAAAATATTCTTCGTCCGTTTCGTAATCACTTCTGGACATTCCCTTGATTATCTCGCCCATGTTCTTTGTTCTGCGCTCTAATGCCTTAGAACGAATAATTCTCGCATAATACTCCGCACTAGCTGTAGAAGGACAGGCGGCTGTTAAATCCATGAGATAAGACACACCGCCCATATTTTCTATTTGTCCAAATTTCATATAAGTTTCTGTAACTGTTACAAAATCTACAGGTACGCTTCTTTTTTCTAGATATCTCATAACTTTATAAATTTGTTGATGTCTTTCAGAAGAAAAATCTCTGACTTCTAGAAAAGTAATTTCATCCAAAACATTTGAATCAATGAGAATGGCCCCTAATACAGATTGCTCGACTGATAAATCCGTTACTTCTTGTTCAGCTGCTCCAATCGAATGCATCTGGATCACCCCCTGCTTCTACAAATTTAGTGAATGCTATATCCTTATCCCTAAAATCTTTCTTCTTTGGATTATTCTGTGGAAAAGAAGATTGTTTTTCGTTATATTGAATAGCAAGTTTGGCAAATTGCTCTCTGAATTTTTTGGCTGATAAAACATTCTTCCTCCAAAATTTATCAGTAACAACCCAATCCATTATTTCTTTAGCTAAGTGCTTATCAACTTTATTTAACTCAATCAATTTCCTAAACTCGTCTGCCCATTTTTGCATATCTGCTTTATTTACCAAGTGGCTCACTCCTGCTTCTTCTGCCACTTTAGAAACTTTTCCATGAAAGTAAGTTGCCATATTGTAGTATGGGCTGCCTTCTGGATACTTAACTTTACTATCCTTCTTCTTTGGCTTTTCTGCCGGAATATCTGCCGGAGTTTTTTTAAAAGATTCCTCCATCTGGTATGTCTCCCAGTTCAAAATGGTGATTAATGTATACTGTCTATTGGCATTACCATTCTCAACTATGATCATGTTGTTTTTAACCATCCATTTTAAAATTCTGTCTACCGTTCTTGGATTAGGTTCCTCCCACAATCCCTTTTCGTAATATCCAACACCACGAGCAATCTTTCGAATTGATGTAAGGTGTTGACCCTTTTTAATGTGTAACTTGGTACCATCATTCATTGGGATTTCAGCATCATTGTGATTGACCTGGTATTTTAACCATTGCCAAACACGGTGATACAGGGGAGGCATTGCCCAAATATCGCTATTAAGTTCTTTCCTGTGGTCCTTGATATACCCCTGCATTCACCTCACCTTCCCATCATTTTTGGTTCAAAAGTTCTTCTTTTATAAATCCAGTAAGTTCCTGGGCAAAATTAAATCTATCTTGCTTTTCGTCACCTTTATACTCAGTATTCATCCAAGTATTTATCATTTGGTCCACTTGCTTTACTAATTTTGTTTCACCGTCCAATTTGTATCCATTAGCAATCGCACATACGTATTTGGTAGGATGTTCTAAAGCAAATTTTTTCAATACGACTGAATCTCCAACTGTTTCACTAGCAAAGTGAATTATCTGCAAAAGTAATAAGTTAATTTCATCTTGATTAACAAGTTTCCCCCATGTTCTTTTTAAGTTTTCAAATGCGTTATATACATCAAGTGGTAGTTCAACCTTTTCCACTTATATCACCTCAATTTTGTAATGTTCATCTTGTTTGTATCCCTTTTTCATAAGCGCTCTAATGGTGGTCATTTTAGCAAGCGCAGGCATGTTATTTTTGCTTGATAAATGTGTTAAGTATATTTGCTCCCCTAATCCCTGAATGAGTCTAGAAAGGGCTGTGGCTGTTTGCTCATTAGATAGATGTCCGACTTGTGATAGAATCCTTGCTTTTACACTGTTAGGATAATCAGAAACCTCCACCATGTTAGGTTCATGGTTTGATTCGATAATATAAATCTGTGAAAACTCCATTTTATCGAGCATGATTTCATCTACATGTCCAGTATCTAAACAGATAGAGCATTTATTATTTTCATAATCCGTTACTGCATATCCAACTGGATCATAAGCATCATGGTGAGTCTTAAAAGATTCAATAAAGAATTTATCTTCAAAATTAATACTCTCTCCTGCTTTAAACGATCTCTTTAAGTCTTCCTCCACGTTTGTTATGGACTTCCATTCATTTTCGGCAGCATAGACAGGTATCTTATATTTGTTAGCTATTGGCAATCCATGCACATGATCCTTATGGGCATGTGTGATAAAGATGGCCACAATGCTTGTTGGTGAAATACCAACTTCCAATAACCTTTTTTCAATCTTTGTTTTAGCAATACCAACGTCAACAAGAATAGTAGATTGATTGGAACGAATGGCAATCACATTGCCACTCGAACCACTTGCTATAATGTCTACTTTCATGAGTATCAGTCCAAACTGTCCCCACTAGACTCTTGAGCTTCTTTCAAATCGATATGCATATCCAATAAATCATTTAATCCAGTTAGTTGCGTTAACGTTGGATTTTTACCAACTAAATCAGGTGCATGTTGTTCGATATAGGCTGCAATTGCATCTTTACCAACAATGCCTAACTTCTTAAATTTAGCGTTCATTTCAGCACGAGCCTTTTCAGTAGGAGTTAGTTTTTTAGGCTCTTCTTGCTTTGATGTATCAATTACTTCTTGTGTTGGAGTAATATCTTTTCTCTCTCTTTCCTTGTAATCTTCTACTGTCACTCCACCTTTATTTTCTATCTGTTCTTCATCATCAAAGTTCAAGTTAAATGCTGCCTTTAACGCTCTTCTAGTCATGTGTTTTTTAAACATGTCATTGAAATAATTGGTCCACATCGTTTTTTGCATTCCAATGTTAGAACGTCTAAAATGCTCTACTTCTTCCACTTCCATAACTACTGTAAATGGCTTGAATCCTGTTTTATAAGCAATAGCATAGCCACCAATCACCTTACCTCGTGGAAATCCCCAAGAATGTTCGTCAATGACAACATAGTAACGACCATCTTCATCCTTCTCCTGATGCATTTTAAAATCATCATTTTCATGAACAAGCTGAACATCATATCCTTGATAACCTTCTGTTTCCTTTGCCTTACGAACAAAGTAATCAACACCGAATTGTACTGTTAATTGATTCTGTCTTACTGTAGGATAAATTTCGTTCATTACTGGATTCGCACCAGCTGCTTTAGCAATAGACATGAAAAGTTTGAATTGTGATTCGTTGCAATCTTTTCCTATAGTTTCTCGAATGGTTACTACATCTGTTTCCGTTAATTCTCCGAATGCAAATGATTGATATACTGATAGTTGGTTTGCCATTAAAAATTCCTCCTAGGTTTTTCAAGTAATTTAATATCAATCAGATCATCTAAAGCGTTTCTTAAATTCATTGCTTCTCTTATAGATAATCTAAAATTTGGTGTATCTTCATGAAAAGGAAAACTCATATCAATAAATTCAGAATCAAATTGACCCTTTCTAAACACAATACAGTCGTTTTCTCCATCCACAGAAGGCAACCATCTAGACTGAATTGGTACTGTTTTTATAGGCAATTAAATCCCTCCTATGCAAAAATCTTGTCAAAGCATGGACCACAAATACCACTGATTAATAGTTCTCTTTCATCAGCTGAAAGATAAGGCATAACATTCTGTATATGTTCTCCGTTTTGTACTCTTATGAGATCTTCTGGGTTAACCTTCACTTGCTGATCTTCACTGCAAGAAATACATGTCCTATTAATAACGATCATTACTTATCCACCCTTTCAATTTTTAATTTCTGTTCTGCTACCACTCGGCAAAGTATCAGCTGACCTAATGGTTCTTTAAACTTTGTAATAGATTCAGCGTTATCAATAAATACTGGGGTAATCAGTTCACTTTGAGCAGATAATACATCTCTAAGTTCTAAGCCAGCTCGAATAGTTTCAGATAGAGACAATTTGCTGTAAGGTTTGCCATCCATTTCAATTTCAAAGTCTGGCTTAATTTCTCCATCTGTCTTATTCTGTTTGAACAATCTAACTGAAAGAGTAGTGAATAAGGCTTGTACTTTTTCGGCCTGTAATTCAGCTTCTTTTGCTTTATAGGCCTTAATGCTATCTAGAATAAAAATGGATTCGTTTAGCGTTTCTAAGCACTCTTTTTCCTCTGCTTTTGCTTGTTCTACCTGGTCCACGTAATGCTTATAATCTTTATGTTTAGCAATCTCTTTTTCTAGTGGATCTATCTTAGATTGCAATTCCATAAGTTTTTCTCTTGTTTCAGAAACATCGATATATTCCAATGTTTTTAGTTCTTCTTCCAATTTTGTTCGTTGAGCAATAACATCATTAAAAGAAGCTTTAAAGTTATCCATTCTTTGCTGTTTTTCTTCTTCTGCTGCTTTTAGGGAATCATCTTGCAAAGGCTGTTTACAAACACGACAATGGTCCTCAATCTTCTCTTCTTTGAGTAGAGCCCAATCATCTTTCATGCTGTCTCTCTCTCTATTCAGATTGTGAATTTTAGTATTGAGCGTATTAATTTTTATGTTTACATCACTCGCTGAATCGTTGATTTCATCTAATTCTTTTCTTTGCTTAAGTAATGGCTTCAATTCAGCTTGCAATGACTCTAATGGAACACTTGGCGCATGATATTCTAATTGCTCTTTTAGTGTTTTTGTTTTACTTTGTGCAGCAATATACTGTTTATCCAGGCGCTTCTTTTTATCTGAATTTGCTGCCTTCACATCATCTATAGATTGCTTTTTAAGCAGTGGTTCAAGTACTTCTGATTGCTTGTCCAACATATGCTTTAATACTTCTTTTTTTAATGGAGCAGAGATATATTGCAGAAGCATCGCACGTTGCTTTTCCCAATGCATAGTGAAAAAGTAATTTGGATTATAAAGAGATAAAAACAAATCCTTATCAAATAATTCATTCACAAAATTATTGAATTTTGTTGCTGCTGTCGGTACTTCATTGACATAGCATTGTGATTTACCTTTTTTTAATACACGTTCTATTAGCACTTGCTTTCCATCTGCATCAAGCAATAATGAAACTTTTGTTTCGTCCGAATCGTAAGTAATGGGAGTAGGATCTAGTTTACTTCCAAATGTATCTGTGTTATAAAGTAACCATGTAATGGATTGAGGAATGGTTGACTTACCTTCCCCATTATCCCCAGTGATATCAGTTCTCTCGCCAAAGTTAACTGTGGTATCACTGTGGGACTTGAAATTAATAAGTATTAGTTCTTTAAATTGAATCTTCATAATGCCCTCCTATAATTTTTGTCCGCATTTCCCACAATAAGGTCCGTTATATTTTTTTCATGAAAAATTAAATTGTTCTTTAGTAAAGTGCCATTTAACTTTACAATCCTTACATTTCAATCTTTTATTTGGAGTAAGAAGATTTAATAAACGATTCCACATATGTATCACCACCTTTCAATAGAACATCTTTCGTTCGTCTTTTTTCGCACATTGGCTAAAAAGGAAAGGCTATTCAGCCTTAAAGTTCATAACCGCAATCGTGGCAGATAGTAATTGATTCATCTGTTCCTGGTATATCAATAGTTTCATTGTTTTTATGTGTACAATTAGGTTGAGCAAAACGTCTTGCAAATCTTAATTGTTGCTCAATATATGGATCTGTTTCTTTACCTCCACTTACTAACCAATCTCCTATTCGTTGATTAATATCTTGCAATACAGGAAGTGGTAAAAGATGTGCTATTGAATTTATTTCTTCTAATGGATTTTTCATTACTTCACACCCTTCTTAGCCTTTAACAATCTTTGCTTTTCTTCTGAATTAAGCTTTAACCATTCGCCTGTTTTGATTTTCATTTTGTGGTCCTCCTTATTCTTTTCTAACGTTGCTACCGTCACATAAGCTATTAATCACATCATTAACCGTCATTGGCTCGGTTCACAGCGCATTGGATAATATAAATTCGCGTCTGTCCACGCATTTTTAATTTTTATTTTTTTACCATTCATTCATAATTTCTTTCATGACTTCTAAACTTTGTTCATAGAACCAAAAACGTTTACCTTTTTCTTTTCTTCTCTCCAGAAGTCTCATTCGCGGATCATGAAGAAACTCATTTTCTAAAAATGTTTTACTCATACAAGTTCGCTTTGACATTTGATCTAAATCCCATGTAAACAATGATTCTTTTAATTGCTCTTCAATTTTTTGATTAATATAATCACGAATTTCAGCTTGATTTACACTTACATTAATCTCAGCAATTGGCATATAGATTCACCTACACTTATGAATTGATTATTAATTACTTAATTAAATTAAATAGCTAAGATTTTTTTTATGTGTTTGATATGTTCCTGTGCCTTTGGACCATCTTTTCGACCATTTATGATATCTGATAAATAAGCGGTGGAGATCCCCAGCATTTCTGCTAATTCTTTCTGCTTTATCTTGCGTTTAAATAATTCTGAACGAACTTTTGCTCCAAGTTCTTGTGACATAAATTCATTCTCCTTTCTATATTTATTTTTAAAAAGCTATTTAATTAGCTAAAATCATTGACAAAAGTTAAATCTAGTTTTAATATAAAAACATAGCTAAATAAGACTTTAAAAAGCCTGTAATAATGCGTTTCATCAGCTCCCCAGCGTCAAAAAATGCATGTGTATAGGTCATATTTTTTATTGTCTTTTCAGCTAATTAAATAGCTTACCTAGAGTATATTAAAACTAGTTTTAAAAGTCAACACTTTTATTTCTTTTTTTAAAATTAGTTTTAAGCAATAGGTGGTTAAATGGAAGGAAACGTTGATATGAATGCTTTTGACCGTTTAAAAATACTTTGTGATGAGCAAGGTATTTCAGTAAATAATTTAGAAGAAAAATTAGGTATAGGGAAAAATTCTTTGTACTCATGGAAGAAAAATGTTCCTAAAGGGAGTAACCTTATTAGAGTGGCAGATTTTTTCGATGTGTCTACTGATTATCTTCTTGGTCGCACAGATAAAAAACGTTTCTATGAAATAACGGAAAATAACGATATAGAAACTATCGCAGCTCACCATGAGGGAGACGAATGGACAAAAGAAGAGCTAGAAGAAATAGAACGTTTTAAAGAATTCATTCGCATGAAGAGAGATGAACATAAGCAAAAGGGGTAATTAAATGCGTTACGAATCACTACTTAACGAAGCAAACAAATACCTTTACATCTATGAAAAGCAATTACCAGCAAATATAAAAGGGTTACAAGGGGAAAATGTTATTTGGATTAATAAAAATATCTCTACCAGAGCAGAAAAACTTTCAACACTTGTGGAAGAAATGGGACATTATCATACTAGCTACGGAAATATATTAGATCAATCCGACATTCGTAACCGAAAACAGGAATTAAGAGCACGTCAATGGGGGTATGAAAAAATATTCCCGCTCGAATCAATAATTCAAGCCCATAAAGCAGGTATTAAAAACAAGTATGAACTAGCTGAATTTATAGGAGTTACAGAAGAATTTATTGAAGAATCATTAAAACGTTACATAGAAAAATTTGGAGTCTCAGTACATTACAAAAAATTTACAATCTGTTTTGAACCACTTGGAGTTGTCGAGTGGTTTGAGGATTCTTTTTAGCCTCAAACAGAACATACATTCCCCGCAAGAGGTGATTATATGATTATTAACCTAAATGAATATAGAAATAAGCATCGGAAAGCAAAGAAAAAATCATCGCAATTCGTTAAAATACCAGTCTATGAAAGAGTTTATATGGATGGAAATAAGCTAATAGGAGAATGCTCTAATGGATATAAAGCAGTGATAGAAGAATACAATGATGAAAAATAACTTTTAGGAGGTGATGCCATAATTCATTAATTCCCCTTTCAGCAGTCTGTCCACGCATGAAGGGAAGATTAAATAATGAAACTACACAAGTCAAAAAAAGATAACGAATTGTATTATTATTTCAATTCTAAAAAAGAAAAGCTATGGTGTTACAGACATAGATATTATGATGCATTAGGAAAAAGAAGAGAGAAGTCAAAACAAAACTTTAAAACTGAAAACGAAGCATATAAAGCTCTTTTAGCAGTAAAAGCAAACACTTTAAACGGTAATATGAAACAGGTTGAATACTCAAATCTTTCAATTGCTGAGTGGTTTGATACCTGGTACGAGACTCATAAAAATGATTGGAAAATATCCACATTGCTTCAAAGGGAATCTGCTATTCGTTTGCAAATTAAACCTTTGCTTGGTAACTACAAATTAGTAAAATTAGATAAATCCACCTATAAACGTGTATTTGTCAACAAGCTTTTAGAAAGTTACTCACCCGCTTCTGTCTTCTTATTCCATAAGATCTTTCTCACTGGGATTAATGCAGCGGTAGATGATGAGATTATTCCAAGAAACAGATTTAATAAAATTTCAATTGAAGTATCTAAAAAAGATGATAATTTCTTAACTGCTTCAGAACTTAAAGAATTCCTTTCCCATTGCAAAAGGCTATTAACTATAACTAGTTATACCTTAATCTTATTGCTTGCTCATTCAGGACTTAGAAAAGGAGAAGCATTAGGATTGCAATGGAAGAATATTGATTTTGAAGCTAATACTTTAACCGTTGAAAAAACTCGGGATGGTAAAGGTGTCAGAACACCCAAAACCAAGAATAGTTATCGTTCTATCTTGCTTGATAAAGAAACAATGGCCCAATTAAAAAAGTATAAAAGTTGGTGTAAAAAGACGATGCTTTTTTTCGGCAAAAGTTTTACAGAAGACTCTTTTGTTTTTATCTCATATCAGCGTGGCACACCTATTTCCGAACCCCTTATTCAACACGCGATGGCAAAAGTGATTAGAGAGACTGGTTTTAAGAGAATTACACCACATGGATTAAGACACAGTCACGCAACGATATTAGTTGCAAGCAAAAAGAAAATACCTGTTAAAACAATTGCTGAACGATTAGGAAATACTCCCAAGATGATATATGAAGTATATGGCCATAACTATGACGAGTTAGAAAGAGAATCTGTTGAAGCTTTTGAACAAGCGTTAAATAGCTAA